ACTGCGTGACGCGAACGTTCAGGAAGGCCGCATGGCTGACCAACGCTCCATCGTCAACTTCCGTAAGACCAGCCGCGACATGCTGGCCTACTGGATGGGCGACCGCATCGACCAGCTCGCTTTCCTCACCCTGGCTGGCGTTACCTACGCTCGCCAAAACAACGGCGTCCTGCGCCCCGTGTCCGACCTGCCGAATCTCGCTTTTGCCGCTGACGTACTCGCTCCGTCCGACAACCGTCGTCTGCGCTGGAACGGCACCACTAAGGCGCTGGAAGTCGATGCTGCCACTACCGATCTGGAAGCTACCGACAAGCCGAGCTACGCTCTGCTGGTTGAGCTGAAAGCCTACGCTAAGTCCCGCTACATCCGGGGTATGCGTGGTGACGGTGGCGACGAGCTGTACCATGTGTTCCTGTCTCCGCAGGCCATGGCTAAGTTGAAGCTCGACCCGGACTACATCGCCAACCTCCGCAGCGGCTTCATGCGCAGCGAGAAGAACCCACTGTTCGCAGGTGGTGTCGTAACCGTCGACGGTCTCGTGATCCACGAGTTCCGTCACGTCTACAACACTTCCGGCTTGCCAACTGGCTCCAAGTGGGGTGCTGGTAGCGATGTTGATGGCTGCTCGATGCTGTTCTGCGGCGCTCAGGCGCTGGGTGTAGCGGACATCGGCAACCCGATCTGGGACGAAAAAACCTTCGACTACGGCAACCGCCTCGGCATTGCAGTAGGTAAGATCTTCGGTATGCTGAAACCTCAGTTCCCGAACATCTACGAAGGCAACTCCACCGAAGACTTCGGCGTGATCAACGTCTACGTCGCTCAGTAAAGGAGGCGATAAAATGACTACTCGTATTGACAACCACCGTCAGTGGGATCTGTCGGCAGTCCAGGCAGTCGCCTTCGACGACATCCTGACTGCCGGCCTGTCGGCGATCACGATTGAGCTGCCACCCGGCGCTATCGTGACCGGGGGCGGCGTTCTGGTAACGACCCCATCTGACGCTGCGGGCGTAGCTGTTCTCGACGTTGGCTTGACCGGTGGCGATGCTGATGCGTTCGTCGACGGTGCAGACCTCAAGACTGCGGCTTACACCGCTTTCGCGACCGGTGTAGGTACTTTCTTGCCGAACGGCGGCACTATCACCCTAACCAGTGCGGCTAACACCGACGACACTGCAAGCGCGCTTCAAGTCCTTGTCCACTACGTCGTGGTTGGACGCGGTAACGAAGTGCAGTAACCTGTGTGAGCAGACCTTTGGGGGGTTTCGGCCCCCCTCTTTTTACCTGCTCTGATATGACTAGGAGAAACGCATGAGCGTCCCACAAACTATTCTGTTCGTAAGTCTCCGCGATATGGTTGTCTCGACTCAAGACGGCTATGCCATCCGATTCAAGGCTCAACACCCGACCCCTGTCCCGAACTTCAAGCGTGTGATCCAGGCAGTGCAAGCTGCTGGCTGTGTGCCGTACGATGAGATCACGAGTGGCGAGAAGATCAAGATCAAGACCGTGGAACAAGGTCGCGATGAAGAAAACAGCGAACGCGAAGTAGCTCTGGTAGCTGCGATGCACGCGATTATGGACCGGGATAATCCGGTTGACTTCAACCGTGCAGGCTTCCCACAGACTCGCTCTCTGGAGACTCTCTCCGGCCTGGAGAAAGTAACCAACATCGAACGGGACCGTGTGTGGAAGAAGTTCCAAACCATGCGCAACGGGCAATAAACCATGTACACCACGCCTGCGGAACTCATCCTGGCTTTTCGCCGGGAAATGCATGACACGGTTGCCCCGTACTTCTGGAGCAACCCGGAGCTGTATGAGTACATGACCCAGGCAGAGTTGGTCATTGCACAGCGTACGATGTGTATCCAAGATCTCACCTCAGCCGCTACGTTGTATGACGTGGCGGCTGATGAGGCGGATGTAGTGATGCATCCGTCTATCTACCGTATCCGCGCTGCTTGGTGGCTGGAGAACGGTGGTGAGTTCAAGCTAGAGATCAGATCACTCGATGACATGATCGCACGTGGGTGTAGGGTGAATACCCAAGAGGGTAGACCGAACACCTTCATGACTGGCGCTGTTACCAATGGCGCACGTCTGTACCCTATTCCCCAGAACGCAGGCGAAGTACGAGTCGCGGTATATCGCACACCGCTTGCTCCTCTCAACGAACAGGCATCTTTCGAGATCCCGATCCAATACCGCAACGCTATGCTTGACTGGATGAAGTTTCGCGCCTTGTCGAAAGACGATGCAGAAACGTTCAACCGAGAGAGTGCAGGGAACGCCCAACGAGCGTTTGAATACCACATGGATAGCTACACGACCTCCGAATCTATGCGCCGGGGTGGCCCGCAGAACGGGGGGATATCTTATGGCGGACTCTAGAGTGGGAGACTTTCGCATGGAGGAAACGAGCATTCCGACACGACTAGGTGAGGCGGAACGCGCGCTGCACACGATTCATTTTCGGTTGAACCAACTGGATTCGCAGCGGCTACCTGATCGTATGGCGGGAGTAGAATCTACCATGAGGAGTATGCAGGCAGATCTGGAGGATCTCAGTGTTACGGCACACCGTACGAACCAGATGGTAAATACCATCCGTATGGAGATCAACGCTGACCTCAACAAGATGGAAGATTCCTTAACTGAGCGGACCCAGAAGATCCAAGGTTCTCTGGACAAGCTGATAGTGCGCATCACGGCAACCGTCACTACCTCTGTAGTACTAATTGGGGTTTTTGCGTGGGTCATGGAGCGCTTCCAAGTCATTCCTGCTGTAATCAAGGCTTTCGCTGGAGGCTGATATGGACCCGTTCATCGTCGGTGGGATTCTTGACCTGGGTAAGAGCCTTATCGGGAAGCTCATCCGTAACCCGGAGGATAAGGCGAAAGCCGAGCTAGATTTGCTCCTGATGCACCAGACCGGTGAGCTGAAAGAACTTGAGACACGGATGTCCGCTATCCTGGCAGAAGCCAATAGCACAGACCCATGGACCAGCCGCGCCCGCCCCAGCTTCATGTATGTGTTCTACTTCATCATCCTGAGTATGGTGTTCATCGCTCCTGTGATCGGTGTGTTCGCCCCTGACCAGATGGATGTGTACTTCACCAACGTAGGACGCGGGTTCGCTGCGATTCCTGATGCTCTGTGGGCTACATTCACAGCTGGTTATTTGGGATATGCTGGTTTCCGCACTATGGAGAAACGAAAGGGAGTAGCGCGGTAATGGCGAACGTACTCAAACTGATCAACGACCTCATCGGTAGGGAAGGTAAGTACGCCAATAACCCCCACGACCGTGGCGGTGAGACTATCTGGGGGATCACTATTGCGACGGCTCGCCGGCATAACTACACCGGGGCTATGAAGGACATGCCCCGCGAGGTAGCAATCGGGATCTACTACAGCGAGTACTTCATCGCGCCGGGGTTCAGCAAGATCGTCTCAATGTCCTCAGCTATCGCCGAAGAGCTTTTTGATACCGGCGTTATGTCTGGCCCGCAGCTCCCGATCCGATTCCTACAACGCTCGTTGAACGTGTTGAACAAGACCCATAAAGAGAATCCTCTATTTGCTGATCTCGTAGCTGACGGCGTTTGCGGCCCGAAGACACTGGATGCTCTGGCTGTGATTCTCCGAGAGCGCGGAAGCGACGGCGAGCTGGTTGTCATGCGGATGCTGAACAGTCTCCAGGGTGCATACCTCGTAGAGATTACCGAGCGCCGCGAACAAAATGAAGAATTCACTTACGGCTGGTTCCTACATAGGGTAGCTATCTAATGACCGACCCACGTGTATCTGACAACTGGCTGCTGGGGGCGAACAACATCGCTCCTGCGGACAGGTTGCCGCCAACCACAGTACGACGTGCTGATAACGTCGATGCTACGGTCGGCGGTAAGTTCATGGTGCGCGCTGGGTACGAGCAGGTGTACGCCGGCACTGCGGTGCGGGGTGTCCTGGCTCTCGGCCATAAGCTGCTCATCGCAGACGGGACCGATCTGGTCGAATTCAACACACAAACAAACTCATCCGCTGTACTGCGCACTATTGCCGGGTCAGGCCGTTTTGTCGGTGCGGTATATGCTGAGGTTCTGTACTTCTGCACAGAGAACGAATGCCTTGAGTATGACGGGCAAGAAGTCCGGCGCTGGGGTGTGGCAGATGTCCTGGCGCAGCCACCGGTTGTTGCTGTAGCGGGTGGCGCGCTGCTCCCTGGCTACTACAAGATAGCTATCACGTACTCTGATATTGATGGCAGGGAGGGCGGCACTGACAACCCGCTTGTCATGTTCGTAGGTGAGGCAGGTGCGATCTCTGTCGATATCCCTCAGCCCCCTACTGGGCACACCGTGACCTTGTATATCAGCTCCGTAAACGGCAGCACCCTATACCGACAAGCCTCGTACACTGATGCCGGAACAGTTGTGTTCGGCAACGTACGCGATGATCTCAATCGCCTACGGACTATCCGCAAGCGAGCGCCTTCCCCCGCAGACCACATTGTCTCGCATAAAGGCGTCATTCTCATGGCGAGTAGGAACACTGTCTGGTGTACAGTTCCGCTCAGCCCGCACCTCGTAGACCGTACTAAGCGCTTCTTCCAGTTTCCGGTCGAGGTGGGGGCCATGATGGCTACGGATGATGGCGTGTTTGTTAGCGCTGATATCTCGTACTTTCTCGCCGCAGTAGAGACCGATTCACCGCAACAGCGCAATGTGGTAGAGTTCCCGGCAATACCAGGGACAGCAGTTATACTCCCTGATGGACGCGGGGCGTGGATGACGAAGTACGGGCAAGCAGTAACGGACGGGGCAACCTTAGCTTTGGTGAACCGCGAGAACTACGCTGTCGGAGAGCGCACACACGGAGCTGCTACCGTCGTGGATCATAATGGCAACCAACTTATCGTAACGGCAACCAGCGGCGGTGCTGGACAGGCTGCGATTGCAGCTTCGGATTACTTCTTCGGGGAGATATTGAACCCATGAATAGCATTCTAGGTCATGGCCTCAAATACGGCCTGTTTCTCCGTAACGAAGCGGGGGTATGGGTGCAGGATGGGCCACCGGTACATAACCTTATTCCCCAGGCGGGGGTAGAGCATATCCGTAGCCTTATCCGTGGCTCCGGTGCTTCCCCCATCAGCTCGTGGTATATGTTCCTGTTTGAGAACAACTACGTACCAACCAGCGGGGTTACTGCGGCAGATCTGCCTGGGGTTATTGGCGAAAGTACTGCTTACACAGAAGTCACTCGCCCGAGCTGGGACCACCAAGATGTCGGCGATACTAGCATCGACAACCTCGCCTCTCTGGCTACCTTCACTATGAATGCTCCTAAGATCATCTATGGTGCCGGCATCGTGTCGGCCTCCACGAAAGGGGGCAACACAGGATTGATTATCTCCATTGCGCGTTTCGACACGCCACGCGAATTGGAGGCAGGCATGGAGTTTGGTGTAGGTGGTATTCTTACCCTGGTTCCGACCACTCTCTGAGGACACGTAGATGGCAAGTAACCCCGATTTCGAGGAACGCACCCTAGAGTACTGGTTCACAGCCGAGGCACTAGGCACGCGCCCGACCACATGGTTCGTCGCTCTGCATACTGGCGACCCAGGCACTGGTCTGGATAATGAATGCGCAGACGCGAACTACGCACGCCAGTCAGTTACCATGGAAGTGGTAGCAGATGGCGACGGTTTTATCGCGCGGAACACGGCAGATCTCGTGTTTCCTGCGCTAGACGCAGGTGCTACGATTAGCTGGGTCTCGGTCAATACCGAGGTTACTGCTGGTTCTGCGATCCGAAGCGCCCAGATCCCTGTTGCTAAAGTATTCAGTGCGGGCGGTGTTCCGCGAATCCCAGCGCAAGAACTCGTGTTTGAAGGAGTGTAATCATGTCTCTTAAACTCAGCACTGGATTGGCAAACGCCATGCTCTCGGGCAGCAGCTTCCGTGCTGCGTTGGACGGCATGGTCATGCGAATCTATAGTGGCACCGAACCTACTGCTGCCGATTCTGACATCGGCGCTGCTGTGCTGCTCGTGACAATTACGGATGGCGGCGGTGGTGGTGCTCTCGAATTCGAGGCAAACGCAGTCAGCGGTGTGCTGTCCAAGTCTAGCTCCCAAGCGTGGCAAGGGACTGGCGTAGCTGACGGCACTGCTACTTTCTGCCGGCTGCTACTTCCCGCTGATACAGATGCCTCCAGTTCGGTTGCAGTACGTCTCCAGGGTGATGCTGGCCTCGCAGGCCGCTTCCTGAACCTGACCAGCACAGCCGTCAGCATCGGTGCCATCCAACGTGTCGGGGCGCTGTCTATCGCTCAACCGCTGCAATAAGGGGTGAACCATGGCGAATCGGCTCACAAAGATAGCCGAGATATACTACACGCCGGGTCAGCCTTACCAGCCAGCCCAGCCTGGGTACTGCTATTGGGTAGCACAATCTTCACCGGGGTACTACTCATACCCCGGCACTACTACGTGGGTGTACGACACCGATAAGCAGCAATGGGTAGCTTTCTACAGCTATGAGACTGTTTGGAATCCGCCATCTATCACGTATGTAAAAACCTGCGAAGATCCCGTACCTGAGCAGCCAGGAGTGCCAGCAGTTACTAGCTACTCCGGCATCGTGGGCTGGAACGCTGGCGGGCGCAGTATCGTCGGGATGACGAGTGATGGGTATTTCGGTTTCAAGGTCAACCAGGGGGTAGTCGGCGCGGTCGTAGGACTCACCATACAGAACCTAAGCACTCAGCCAAACGAGCCCACTCATGCCTTCTACATCCATGATGATGTAGTAGAGGTACTGGAAAGCGGCGTGGTCGTGGCTACTGCTCCTTCCGCGCACGCAGAAGCGAATCAGTTCCGCATAATCCGTAGCGGCTCGTCTGTGAACTACAGCTATAACGGCTGGACGTACAACAGCGCTGTGCCGATCTCTGGTACTCAATATCTCGACGCCTCCCTCTATTTCTCCGGCGATTCAGTGTTCGACCCTGTACTCGGCGAAGAAGTGAGTTTCGGGGTAACAGAAGAAGTTGGCGCGCGCAGCGCGCTGGGGCTTACTCATAACGGCGTAGGGTATCTGCGTGGCATAACCTCGTTCGCAGGTGCGCAAGGCGAAGCCTACATGAACGAAGACGGAGACGAGATCGATCTCCTGAACATCAACTCTGTCGCGGGTGTACTCGATACCGTCGATATGTTCGTGGACTATGAACTGACAGCCATTGAGCTGGTCGGGGCTACAGGCACAGCACGCTTCGTGTACACAGGTGCGCCAGACGACTCTCTGCCAGTCGGATACGAAGATGGCAGCGCCTCGGGTGTACTGCCTCTACTGGATGGTCTCGCCGCTGACGAACCATACGCGCAGGCGTACGGAGTGTTGCCGCTGCTGACCGGCTCCGCAGAGGGGAACTTCCCCACTATCGAGTTTTCATATGGGTTCGGTGTCCTGCCCTCCTTATCGGGAACGGCGCTTGGGTACACTGGTGTCTACGGCGAGGGTGCCGGGACACTGCCACTGCTCGCTGGCCTAGCGGCTGACTACGACGACATCTACAGCCAGGGTTCTGGGACACTCCCACTGCTGAGCGGTGGCGGCGTTCTGACCACGCCTGAGCTTGACTTCCCATACCTAACCTCTGCGCTGCTCCTCGGTGATGCGGTGTTTGGCTTGCCGGTAGCCTCGGCGCGTATTCACGATTGGCTAGAAGTACAGGGTGAAATATCCGCTACGATCATGGTGAAAGACACGATCTTCGATAGCCTCGCGCTGTCTTCCTCGTTGACCTTC